CAAAGATTTTTTAGACAATGGGTAAATCACATACATGAGCAAAGCACTGTACATAACGGACATAGTGATAACAGCCAGGAGGAAGAGGGAGGTACTGAAAATACATAAGATCCTTCACCCTGTGATCCTTACAGAGGATGGCCGCATACCACCAGAGGATCTAAACCAACAACTACGCATGATGGTTAAGGATAGAGTGAAGAAGTTTGATGAGTGGACTTACTCTTACGAAGTACTTCGATATGTCTTCAGTAGTAAATTATACGGAGATCACTTGTGAACTAAAAAATAAAGACATACATTTGCGAAATGGATGTCAGACTAGTAACCTACGTTAACTCAGTTATGGACGAGTTCAACGAGCTCGGTTCAGACCTTTACGAGTCTATGATAGACATGGACAGAGAGGTAGTAAAAGACACAGCTATCAAGCTTAAGAAACTACTGAGCGACATACAACGATCCTACCATGAAGAATGAAATAGAAAAAGCTATAGAGATATACCTATCGAAAAAAATCTCTAAGACAAATACAGCTAAAGAAGTAGCTAAAGAGTTAGGCATACCATACGACAATGTATTTAGAAGAAGAATAGCTCGCAAGCTAGAGGTAGTTGACAATAGCGAGTTCAAGGATGAGTGTGAGAAGGTTGGTATAGATCCATCAAACGTTAAGCACTACTGGTACAAAGGCAAGCACTTCTCAATCAACGTAAAGGGTGAAAGCAATGAGTTTAAGTATGAGGACTTTAAGGAAGACCTTATTGCAGAGATATCTAAGTGGAGTCCGAAGTATTCGAAGATTAAGAGGAGTCATAGTGGTGAAGGTCACTGCATGGTGTTTAGTCCTGCTGATATTCACATTGGCAAGCTTGCTTCTTCCTTTGAGACTGGTGAGTCGTATGATCAACAGACTGCTGTAAAGAGGGTCAGAGAGGGCCTACATGGCATTATCAGTAAGTCATCTGGGTTCTGTATCGATAAGGTGATATTCATCGCAGGAAACGACATCCTACATACTGATACACCTAAAAGGACAACTACAGCTGGTACACCTCAAGATACTGACGGTATGTGGTACGACAACTTCATTACTGCAAAGAAGCTGCTAGTCGAAATAATCGAAACGCTTGTTCAGATCGCTGACGTTGAGGTACACTACAACCCATCTAACCACGACTACATGAGCGGCTTCATGCTGCTAGACTCTATATCGTCTTGGTTCAGGAACCATCCGCAGGTTACATTCAACAGCGATATGTCGCACCGTAAGTACACTGTCTATGGAGGCAACCTTATAGGCATGACTCACATGGATGGAGCTAAGCCTCAAGACCTGCCACTACTTATGGCACACGAGGCTCCAAGTCAGTGGGCTGATTGTAAGCATAGGTATATCTACGGCCATCACGTACACCATAAGACCTCTAAGGACTATATGTCTGTATGTGTAGAGACGCTTCGCTCACCATCTGGTACAGATAGTTGGCATCATAGAAATGGTTACCAGCATGCACCAAAGGCTGTAGAGGCATTTATACATCACAAAGATCATGGGCAGGTTGCCCGATTAACTCACCTATTCTGATGGTAACCGTTGAAGAGATGAAGAGAGTAGTCGAGGACTACATCTACAAAAAGAAAGGTGTGCGTGTTCATATTGAACTACGCTACCACCCTTTCTTAATTCAGTCAGATATCGACAAGCTACACTACTGCTACAATGTAGCGTTAGATTATAAGGGGTAATTAGTTACCCCTTTGATATTTTCTCTTATATATTAAGAATGTTTTGTCTGATATCTTCTTATTAGCTGTTCTCATTGTACTAGATATTTCTTGTATTTCCTCATCATCAAGTGTTGATCCATATCTATTGTAGAACTTAAGAGCTTGAACCTCTGGCGTTTTTTCATAAAGTATATCTAATACTTGTTTAGGAGCCCCCATGTTTTGAATATATGTATAGTACTTTTCTACATATCTTTCCCAATCTTGTTTTTCGAAGTTTTCTTTAACCATATCTCCTAATTGGCCTACAGTCATTTTACCTCCATCTTTGTATATTGACTTGATCTCGTTATATACTTTTTGCTCTTTCTTGTATATATCAGTTTCAATTCGCATCTCTTCTGCTTCAGCTTTGTCCATTTCGTTATACATAATAATATCCTTATTTGTATAACGAGTTATTTTTTTACCAGCAGATTCAAACACCCTGTCTATTGCACCACTAAACTCTTCACCCAATCCAGTCTTTTTATCAAATATACCATTTAATGCAGCATTGAATATAGCAATAGTTGGATTAGTATTTTCAGACGTAACTATCTTTTCTATAAAAGCCTTTGATCTAATAGGAGAAAGACCTAACGCAGGAGCAACTTGTTTATAGAATTCTTCTACTTTATCATCATATATACCTTCAGCTGTAGGATCAATTTTTTTATCTCTTGGTTGTCTAAATATTTCTTCCCCAGTAAATGTATCTTCATTAAAATAATATGTTATAAATGCTGATGCAAGTGGATTTCTTGAAAAAATATCAGATAGACTAAATGGTATTGATTTTTCAGCAGCTTGTTTCATTGCTTTAGAATCAAAAGCATAAGGACGTTTATCGTTACTTAATAAGTATTTATATACCATCTGTTCAGTAAGTGTTGAAACCATAGATAGTACGGGTAGTTTTTTAATTCTCTTATATTCATACTCACCATCCTTATTTTTTTTACCAGTAAATACTATATGGTAATTTCCTTTTTCATATTCACTTATTGAATTTAGTGCGTCAATAGCTTTAGCTTTCTTTTCATCTTCATCATCATCATCTCCAAATGAACTCATAAGTGCAGCTAATGACATTGCTGCTACACTTCCAGACATAAGAGAAGCTTGAACCATACTAGACGCAAATCCAATTGGACTTTTCTTTGCATATTCAAGTGGTCTTCTAAAACCTTGAAGCGAAGCATTCATATAAGGCATTACTATATCAATTGATTTAGCCCAGTTACCACCTTGACTAAAGTCAACAGTTTGACGAGCTTCTCTAGCTGATTCAAACATAATATTATCTAAGTCCTCTCCATTTGGTTCCTTACCTTCGTTTTCTTTTTTATATTTCTTGATAAGATTTTCTTTAGTCTTTTCATAAACAGCGATTCTAAACGCAAGTTCTGAAGTTTCTCCTAGGTAAGACATAGCGTTAGCATATTTAACCATTATAGATTGAGCAGTACTTGTTACCTTATAACCTGGACGAAGATTCTTTAATACACGTAATCCATCAGATGACATAAAGTCCATTCCTCCTCCGTGCTCCATGAACTCTTTTTTTACTTCGTTATACTTTTTAGTATTTTTTGTTTTTCTTAAGAAGTTTTTTAAGAAGTCATACGCTAGTCTAGGTACAGCAATGAATTTATTTTTTGAATATGTATCAGAAAAAAACGCTATATTTTTAAAATCAACAGCTGTGTTTCCTATTATAAATACTGGATTAGCTGCTGTTGCAAAGAATCTAAGAACTTGTGTAAATGACAACTTTCCTATTGCCTCAAGACCTGACTGTCTAGTTTTTATATCTAATAATTGAACAGCGTAGTCTGCTTTTACAAACATTTTTTTTGCTTTACCATCTTTGAAATAGTTAACAGTTACAAAGCCAGTAGGAACTTTCTGATCTGATTTAGGTATTACCACAAATTCAGATAGTGCTTTTTTCTGATCTTCACTTGCAGATTCTATAGCATCAGCAAATGAATTTAACATTCTATTCTCCCAAGCTCTAGCCTCAATTGACATAAGGTTCATCATTAGAAGCCATTGAGAATCCATGATTATTTCATTCTCATTCTTATCTGTAAGCGTAGCTATATCCTTTCTTGTTATACCGTATATCTCTGCCTGGCGATCAATCTCGTCTAGAGATAAGTCGTCACCAATAATATACTTAATAGTAGCTATAGGTGAGTACTCTATATCTTTCAAGTTGTTATACACCTCTTCAGTTAGTCGTCCTGACTCGTATAGATTCTTAAGACTCTGAGCGAATACTTTGAAGTATTCATCAGCTCGTTTCATCATATCATTGTACTTCTCTACTCCAAGATCTTCTTTCATTTGTTCTAGATCTCGTTTTGCTTCAGCTTCAGAATATCCATCAATACCTTTGTACGGATTCATCCCTCTGTCAGCTCTATTCTCATTGATAGCAATAATACGACGTATATATATCATCTTGTCTAAGGTATCGATATCCTTTTCTTTTAATCCTTTGTATATCTTATCCTCAGCTTCTTTATACCTATAGTTCGCGAATCCTTTAGCCCCAGCTCTTGTTACAAGTAGGTTAAATGCCTTAGCTGAAGGAGGTGTCTTTATTCCATTGATAAGTCGTTTGATATCTGATTGTCTATCTATAAACTTATTCCATACAAATCTCAACGCCTTCATAAAAGTATTTTGACTTTTCTTCTCACGAAGAGCTTTCTTACTTCTATCGAATATCTCATTGACATTTATATTGTCATTTATAGACATTGCAGACTGTATCTGCTGATCAGTAAATCCTTGTCTTCTTAGGTACTCTTCTATTGCAGCTTCAGAGAATCCGTTCTTTCTAGCTACAGATACAATGCTTGACGCATTTTGGTTTTGCTTTCTATCTAGTAGACCTGAGAGTTGTTTCCTGATAGATCTTTCTTCAGTGCTAAATGTACCTACATTTTCTGTAGCTGATTTAATTTGGTTTGCTCTTGTAGTAATAAAGTTAGTATTTGATCCAGAATCCATTGATGGTAGAAACGCATCCATAATATTATTTTGCACTATCCCATCTGTCTGCTCTGTTTGATTTGAAAATTTTAATTTACCCTTAAAAAATGCACGGACTATATCATCTCCATCCATTTCAGTTGTGTAGTTATTACCTGTTTGAGTATTCACCATATCTACACTTATTTCAGTACTAAATCTATTACCTTTGAAATCAAAGGTTAGTGGCTTTCTTATATTTAAAAATACTTCATATAGATTGCCTGATAAATTACCAGAGTACCCTTTTGCAATATCTGGATTATCTGTAAAATAAGAGGCATTGATTGAAGTTAGTCTACTAACAGTCGGTGAAAACTCTGTGAATTTATCTATTGCACCAGAGCCATGAAAAACTACCATTGGTTCTCCATTCTCATCTACTACTTTACTAGCATTCTCTGGATCATTCTCCCAATCTCCAAACCATTTCTTAAACTCAGGAGTTCTAACTTGATTCCACTGTTTTTCATTAAGATTTGATGGCTTACCATTTGGAGCTGATAGTTGTTTTCTAGGTGAAACTTTGGATGTGTTTACTTTTATACCTTCAGCAGTAACACCTACATTTGATGGCAATATATTGGCAGCTCTCTTTCCTTCTATTATCTGATTTGTCTGAGGATCTTCAAATGATTCATCCCAATTAAATCTATCTGTTAGTATGTGTAATTTAGTTTTTGCATTACTGTCAGACTGAATTGCTTTTGGATATGATTCATGCTTATCAGAATCAACAGGCTTAACTGGACCATTAATCTCAAGTACAGCATACACCTGACCTCCTTTGGTCCTATCTATAGTCTCTCTCAACATTGGCTCAGTAAACATTTCACCCAAAGCTTGAAGTATATTGGCTTTAGATAGTCTTACAGTATTTGTTTTTGCAGATTTAGTACCCTTAAAATATTTATTTTGAATTCCTTTACTAAATAATGATGAAAACTGATCTTGTGTAACAGCACTAGTGTTAATTATATCTGCCATTGACTTAGCCATCTCTTCAGAAAAATTCTTTCTATCTGCAAAAGAGCTTTTTTCAGGAGAAAGAGCTGTTCTTATATTAGAGATTACATTTTCCAAAGATTCTGTTTTCTTGATTTTTAAATCAAGACCTATTGATTTCTCTACTATTTCTCCTTTTTTATTTTTCGTTTTTTTAACAGCAGTACTGTTTGCTGCTGATATAAGTGCTTCTCTTACCTGGTTCTTGTTTACCTTAAACTTACTATCGAATGCTTTTGAAGTAAAGAAGTCAAGAACAGCGTTAGACATTGTTGTACTTGAAAATAATTTATCCGTGCCAGAAGATATCAAAGCCATATATATAGACCCATTATTTTTAGATAATAGATCATTAAGTCTTTCAGCCATATTTTTTGCGGCATCTTTTGTACTTGCCCAAAAGTATCCATCTTCATGGAACTTTATTGGATAATATACACCTCCTTTACCCTCAACTAATATATTTCCATCCTTATATATCATTCCAGAGAAAGCAGTATCTGGCTGATGAACTAGCATATACTTACCCTCAAAATCAGATAAAGACATATCTCTTGTTATATACTTATCTTTCTCAAGTTGTTCAAACTTATTTGTGTTCTTATCGTATACAAATGTAAGTTTTGATACAGGGTCAGAGAAGTCAGCCTGGAATCTTTTATTCATATTAGCAACAAAATCGGCTTTTTCTCCAATAAGTCCACTAACTTGTCTTTCTTTAATCTTCTTACCAGTAGCAACTTTTCTAGCTATAGTATTCAATACCTCCATTACCTCTTGCTCAGTAGTAATAGGTTTAGTACTAAACATACCAGCTAACTTGTTTAACCATCGCTTGATGATATCCTTAATAGTTTGAGGAGAGTTCATATAGTTCTCCGCTAACTTACCTACAAGCTCTGCAAGCTTCTCTTCATTTTGAATATTCTGATCGTAGTTACTAGCAAAGTCATCTAAGTATTTCTTTAATTCTGGATTACCTTCTATCTTATTAGCGATAGCTTCAATCATTCTTTTAGTCACAGCATTTGCCTGTGCGTCAGATGAAACTCTATCTAGTAGGATAGCATGGAATACCTCATGAGCAACCGTCCGAGCGTTTGCTTTAGTTAGGTTTATATGTACAGTCTTTGTCTTAGGATTGTACTCACCATTAGATGATTGTGAACGATTTTCTTCACCAGTTGCTTTTCGATATGAGTCGTCATTATCGTGAATGACAAACTTAACGTTTGGCGCAATTTTCGAAAGTGCTCTAGCTGCGTTCGATACAATCTTAGACATCCTCTTATTGGATATCTTAGCTGCCTCCTCCTCTATCTGTTGATCTGTTCCAGATAGCAGCTTACCTAACTGCTCTACTTCAGATTCTACTGCTGGTTGTTCAGTTGCTGTTGGTTCTGTTGTTGGCTCTGCTGTTGGTTCTGCTTGTTTAGGTAATTTTACATTTGGGTCAAAAATATAATTCATATCTAATTCAGACTTTATCATGCCAGCATTCCAAAGATCCATTGCTTTAGCTGTTAAATTTGTTAAAGTTTCTGTATCATTAGTCTCTAATTCAACAGCTTGCATTGGAGAATCATATCCTAATTTTGCTAATATAAAATCAGATGCTTTATTCCAAAAATTAGTTGAAGACATGTTCTGGATATCATTTTCAGATTCCATTTCAATTATATCTTCTCTGCTTCTTGTTTCATTTTCTTTTTCTATAGAAGCACTTTTTGTAAATTCATCTACAAATCCATTCTTTACACCTATGTCTATAAAATCCTTATACGTATCAAAAACTTGATCACCATCTGTATAAGATCCATTATTCATTCGAACAAAAACCCATCCATCTCCAAGTTCTATAGCTGTTGGTTCGCCACTTTTTGAGTCTAATTTGTCAAATTTTATTTCATAATTCTCACCAGTTGTTTCATCAAATATTTTTTCTACTTTTGGTTTAGTAGTAACTACTTCTTCTTCTTGGACACCCCCGCCTTCGACAGGGCGATTGCCAAGATCTGTGCCTTGCTGCGTGGCTTGCCCGACTGGCCCTTCTCCTTGCCCGACTTCTGGTTGTCCTTCATCAACTCCCTCACGTTGAACGACACCGCCTTCTGCTGTGACTTCTTGCTGCTGTTCTGTGCTTTTTTTAGTGGCATTTTCTGATATTGTTTTAAGTTCGTTATTAATTTCTGTTATTCTTGATTTCTGAGCAGCTACTAGATTTTCATCTTTGCCAGCTATTTCCTTTTCTATTTTATCCTTTTCAACCATTAAATCTAAAGCAACTGACTTATCACTTATAGATAGATTGTCTGGCATTGATTGTATCTTTCCTTTTATTTCATTGAATGAATCAGCTATTACTTTAGCTTCTTCTTTTGATATATTACCTTTTAATATACTAGCCTTTAAGTTTGTTATTAATGCTTGATCTACTCCTTCAGTCTTTGCAGCATTTACTAATAGCTCGGCTTGTTCTTTATTAACTGCATTTAATAAACCATTTTTAATTACTGATGGTGATGTTGCTACTGTAGACATCACACCTCCTCCAAGAGCACCTAGATATCCTTCATACATTACATCTGATAATATTTCCCACCCAGATTTATTATTAAAATATTCAGTATCATTAAGCTCATCATAAACTTGTTTTATACCTACAGAAGAAAGAGACTGAAGTGATTCAGTAACTCCTTCTCCAACGGCTCCACCAACAGCATTTAATCCTGCATTAGCAAGTGTCATTTTAACACTATTTAACATAGCTGCATCTATAAATTCTTTAGACGCACCTTTAGGTAAGTCGCTGAACATACGTGTGAGTATGTTATTCTTAAGATTTCTCCCTATAGGCGTTTTTTGTGTTATCATATCAACACCAAACTTTTCCAAGACAGAACTTAAAGATCCATAAAGAGATGACATTAAAACTTTCTCAGCATTAGTCATTCCCTTAACTTCATCAAGTTCATCTTTCATCTCATAGTATGACTGAGCATAGAATGATGCGTAAGTAGCTGCTCCTCCACCTAGTGCTGCTCCAGCAGTTAAAGCTCCCATTGATTCTGATAAGCTAAATAATGATTTTACTAAATCACTTCTATCTGAAGACTCTGTATATTCTTGTGTTGTACCTTTACCAGTAATTAAGTCAACAAGATCATTCTGCTCTTTTTTACTCATTGATCCAGCAGCAGCAATACGTGGTATGTATGTTAATCCTTTTACAAACTTAGATGCCATTCCACCACCAAAAGATCCTTTAGATTCGTCAATTATAAAATTCTTTGCTATTGATTCATCTACAGCCTTGTTAACTACATTTATATTACCTATCTCATTAGCTAACTGATTACCTCTGTTCTTTAAGTCTAGTAATTTTTCTTCAATAGCTGGTTTGTATTCTGCATTATATTGCTCTCTTGTTATTTCACCTGACCTTAATTTAACAACAAGGTCATTCATTTGCTCTTCTATCTTTGATTTTTCTGATGCTATATCCTTGCTAGTGTTTCTAACGTCATTTATATAATCATTAACTCTTTTTATTTCAGCATCATCTTTTCTAACTGAAGCATATGCTGCTTCCATTTTGTTAGGTTCATAAGGTTGATTCTTAAACCTATAGTATATATCGTCAAACTGCTCTTCTTTTTTATCTATATATTTTTTTCTATTTTCTTTTAGCTTGTCTTCAATAGCTCCATATTGTTTTGTTTTTTTCTGTTTGTCAACATATGTATCTATAACTAACTTGCCATTGACGAATTTAAATTCACTAGGTATGTCATTCTCAAACATCTCTTTTTCAGATCGCTCCAAGAACCTTTCTTTTTCTCTTTCTGCAAAAGAAAGTTCTCTTTCAGCCGCAGCCATTTCTTCATCTGAGTTATTCCTAATAAACTCTCTTAGTACTGTAGATTGAGACCTATCATCGCTATCAGTAAAATTATCAAGGCTTATGTTTACTCTGTTCTTATTAGGAGCAATAACCAATAAGTTATCAGTACCTAAACCTTGCTGTATAAACTTAAATCCTGGGAATTTTTTTTCTAATTCTTCTGATGCATACTCTTCTGATGATCCTACTAGATTAGAATTTACAGATGATAATAATTTATTTAAATTTTTCTTATTATCTATCTCTCTTTTCTGATCTATCTTTGCTTTTTCTATATCTTTTGTTACTTCTACGTTTTGCTTAAATTGTTTATTTAAGCCTAGAATAGACCCCTCATTAATAACGGTCTGCCAAGATGTAGCTCCTTTACTTCTTCTTTCCCATTTACCATCTCTTACTCTGTACTCATTAAATTCTTTTTCAGGGAACCCAGTGAATACTTGTTCCATTTCAGATGACGATGCCTTTTGTTTGAAATGTTTATTTAATGCATCTACCCTTGCTGGATCAGTAATAGCCTTGTCGTAACCAGCATTACTTTTCTCTCTCCATACAGGGATAGCTGATGATTTATCTAATGCATACTGTTTTCCTTCTTTACCAGGGAAGCCAGTAAACATCTGTATCTCATAATCAATCTTTTTTCCTCCAGAAGATGCCGATGGCTTTTGAGTCGTTGTTTTTACTGTAGCCGATGTAATACCTTTTCCTTGAGGTTGAGAAGGTAATCCCGTAGAACTTTTTTTTTTATAACCTAGTTTTTCTCTAAACTGATCAAAAGAAACATCAGATTGAAATGTATTATCATTTTGACCTATCCAATTATACATTGTCTTTGAATAGTTCTGATCAGCCATCTTTTGTTTAAACTGACTTAAAGAAACATCATTTCTAAATGTATTATCAATACTTGATATGTAATCATACAATTCTGAAGTGTATCCTGGCATATTTTTTTGTTTTTATTATCCTCTAGGTGCTTTATTTGTTGTTACAGCTGGTTTATTCCCAGATGCTTCTATTTGTTTTTCAGCAGTTCTGATATTTGCTGCACCAGTCCCAAAAAAATAAGGTATAAATACATTTAAATCAGATGATGGAGATATAATTAATTCTTCGCCTCCACCGCCTAACGCTTTATCAGCAATACTACCTCCTCCTTTTTTGACTAATTTCAATGTATACTGACCTTGTGCATTTTTACCAGCTGGTTTAAATTCAAGATCTTTGTCTTTTAGTAATGCATTTAATGTTTCAATACCTCCACTACCTGGATCATTTCTCCAAGCAGACTCTAATCTTGTTATTAAAGCTGTGTCTTGAGGTTTATTATTTGATGTTCCGCCTCCTCTTACTATATTAGGCATATCCTTCTGAATCTTCTCAGAAAGCTGTATATCAACAGATTCTTTTACTCTTTCTCTAGCTGCATCTTTCTGCTTCTTAGTAAGAACTGGATTAATTATACCATCTGCTCCTTGCTGATTTTTAATTATACTTAACTCTATTGTAGCAAGTTCTTCTTTAGTTGGCTCAGTATTTTCTATTCCAGCGTTTTTCTTTTCTTCAACTAGTTTGTTTATAGCTTGCTTTTTAACAGCGTCATATTCATCGTCGTTCTTATAGTATATAGGATTCTGGATAACACCATTATCAATAAGTATACTTACTTGTGCTCTTGGATTATTATCAGGAGCTATAGTATTAGATAAACGCTCAACCATTATCTTATAAGAATCCTGATTCTTAGCACTCTCTATAGTTAACTCACCACCTTTAGCAGCTTTTTCAAATAATGTTTTAGTATTCCAGTTCTTAACTACATCATTAACCTGATCATCAACATATACTCTATTAGCAAAAATGTTGTTAGGATAAGACATCGTTCGAACGTCATATACATCTCCTATAATTTGACCTGTATTCTTGTCTGTAGTTGCCATGTATACACGTCCGTCATTATCAAAATATGTTGTCTTATTTGATAAGTCAGACATATCACCAAACTCTTTTGTAAGTACATCTACTTCATAAGCTGATGCTGCAACCTTTCCATCTTCACCTGCCTGCTGTCTACTCATTACCTCTAGATATCTTTCATCATAGCTCTTAGCAGACTTGGCAAATACTCCCCAGCTTTCCATGATGTTATTCATCTTATTCTTGTAGTCAGTAGGAGATATAATACCAGCTTTAAGTTGGTCGTTCCACTGCTTAATCAATACCCTTCCCTGATCTGCACCACGTAATGTTAACTCTCTTAGAGATTGATTTTTACCTGGTTCAAACTCAGCTAATATTTTTTGATTATCAGTAGCTATCTTATCAAGCTCATTACGTTTTTTTTGACGTTCCTCACCAACCTGATATACTTTACCAGCTAAGTCTTCAGAAAGCTCAGCCCAGTTAATTGCTTGTGTAGGTACAAATCCTGCGTATATTGCCATGGTTTAATATTAATTATTGAAATGGATACATGAATGCTGAATAAGCGGATGAAGGTTGAGGAGGTAGTAATTGTGTTCCATAATCAGGAGAAACTGGAACATTAGCAAACTGACTTGGTCCAGTTACAATTCCTTGATTAGCTGCTGTTCTATACTTTGGTATAGTTGGAGCTTGATAAGGACTATTTTGTTGTGGAGTGGTTCTATTTTTTTGATATAGCGGAACTGCTTCTCCTACATATCCTACCGCTGTACCAAGTCCTTGAACTGCACCACTAATACCTGCATATATATTTTCTTGAGCCTGAGCCGTTGCTTCTTGTGCGCCTTCTAGTTGCATAGTAACAAAATCTCTTTCAGCCATTGTATTACGAGCATTAGCCATCTGTTGTGCTTGAGCTTTCTGTAAATCCAATCCCATCTGCGCCTCGTTAGCCTGAGCCGCTAATTGAAGTTGTTGCTCAGAACCTACTTGCATCATTCCAGGAAGCGCCCCGATAACAGCCTCTGCTCCTGCACCTTGTACAGACTGGATACCTGACATCATCGCACGGTCTGCTGATTGCTGTGCTAGTTCAAAACCTAGAGTAGGCATTTCAATATCTTTGAATGCGTTCTCTTCCTTAATATTTTTCATTCTATTAGCAGCAGCTGCTGCTGACTGCTGTGCTCTCTTTCGTTCTTTATCAGCTTGTACCGCTTGATTGACACTTAGTCCAACACCAGCTAAGGCTACCCCTGCTGATATTACTGCTGTTGCTGCTGCCATTTCTTTCTGTTTAAAAATAAAACCTGAATAAGTCTAGACGACTTACCAACCCCAAAGTTACTGAAAATATTTCGACTGTGTAATAGCTCTGAATCAAAAATGATCATCCTATTGAAATCAGAGAAGAACCTAACCTTTAGGCTTTTGTCATCGTTGTATACCGTAGTTCCATCATTGGGAATATTTTCACTGCTTAAGTACAGTATCGCAGTCAGATCACCCATCATCTCATCGCTATGTATGAAGTTAGGTTCTAGCTGTCCTTCAGGTGATATACGCACAAAGTTATGTGCTACCTCGTACTCGTTACGAAGGAACCAAAGAACCCTCTTCTGCACCTCGTCATCTAGGCGTGGCTGTATTCCTTTGAATACACCTACCTCTGTATCTACATCGTAGAACTCTTTACTGAATATGTCTTCAAGATGCTCCTCTGGGTTATCCAAGAAATCATCTATTACATTAAACTGCCTTAGCTTCATAGTAACTTTATCATCTCTTGGCAGCCGCTGCTGCCTAACTGATATCCACATGCTTCATACCTATCTATCAGAGGCTTGCTCTTAAGCGATGTGTATGCAAACTTATATCCTTTATCCTTTGCTATATCTGTAAGCGTATATATAAGTGTATCTATCGCAATTACTCTACTGTCTCTATCCTTGAACTCTGGATTAGATACGATGTACTCGATCCACACGGTCTTAGAGTTTGTAAAGTATATAAACCCAGCGCACACATCAACCTTATCTATAGATACAATTAAACCTCCAGCCCCATCTTGTGGGAGCATATCCTTAGCAGGAGGTGTCCATCTCCAACCTTTCCACCATCCAACTAGTATATTGTCGTAGTCTTCTGGCTGTAAGAATCTAATGTCTATCATGGGAAACTCTTAAACGCTGATGTCTCTACATCGAATAGCTCAACCTCTCCAAATGAGTTATTTATAAGCTGAACCTCCATGTAGTATCCACGAATACCGTAAGACTCAGCTACGTTATTCTTAACTATAAATATCATATCTCCAACCGCAGGTGGTGGTGGTGAAGTAGATGGGTCAGGTATGTAATCCATTGCGTCTCCTGAGAAAGAAGATATATAACCTAAGTAAGTCATTGTATTACTTAAGGTATTAAACTTATATACTCTATCTCCAACACTTACATTTGAAGGTATATTGAATGGGAAGAATATTGTAGGGCCAGCAGGGTTTACAAAGTTTGTTCTTCCAATACCTTGCGTAGATATTGAGTTAGGATCTATTATTGATGCAGAGTTGTTACGTATGTATGCAAACCATCCTCCTTCTTTTTGATCGAAGTAGCTCTCAAGAACAGATGCGTACCCAAGGTCTGTAGTTATGTTAGCCTCCCAAGTATCTGTAGATTCAAGAGCTATAGTCTTGAACATCTTATTTATTGTAGGGTCTTGGTTAAATATGGTTGTTATTGTAGAGTTGTAGTGATAGTAGTAATTTCCTGGAAGATCGAAGTTACGATAAAAATCATTCCTATACAAAGCAGCTGATGAGTCATGCTCATAAAGATTACCATTCTTCCACGTATAAAAAGTGCTGTTTAATCCCAACATCCAGTCTGGGTAAAAGCTCCAGAATGAAGTCCATCCCTTAGATCGTGGTGAATATGTTACTGTAATCTCTCCTGCCATACAGCAAAGATAGCAAATTTAGACCAAACAGCTACTTACAGACTTCATAAAGTTGTAGTAGTTGTAAGAACACCTGCTGTCACTTATCTCTAAGTCAACGTTAAAAGGGTAGCTATCTATGTAGTCAGCTTTAAAGAACATACCCTGATTTGCGTCTGGCACTCCTGCGTTGTGGAAGAACGATAGTTCGTACCACCTCTCTATTGAACATGTAGCCCAGCAGAAGTCAAACTCTTTAGGCACAACAACCTGATGACCTAGCTTCCATCCTACCCACAGCTCTGCCCACATGGACGCAGTCCACACCTGAATGCCGTATGGATCACCTTCTTGTTTTAGATGACTTACTGAGTTAAGGTACTTATATAGTTCGTTAGATGTCTTGTATACTTGTCGCCAGTAGTCTCCATCTATATTCTTCATAAGTTTCTGAGCACCACCACTGTTAGCTTGGTTTGTTTCAACTATCGCTCTATCTATACCTACAACAGCACACATGCCTTCAAGTATCTCGTTACTCTTACTCTTAATGTAGTCAGCACCTATATAGCTCACAGTGTCACTGAAGTACCACTTGTCGTCTTGTAAGAATGGTGTGAAGTCGAAGTACTTAGTAAATAAGAAGTCGCAGTCATGGAAGAATATAGCGTCATCCTTTAAGTACGGATGCTCGTCAAAGTGCTTCGCTAGTATATACGCCTGAACGGATGGAGGATAGAAATCCTCCTCCCTATCGTCCTCGTAGAAGAAGAACCTTACGTATGGGAACTTAGCCTGTACCTTTCGCCATGACTCAGGTATATCACCATAGTATCCTGCAACCACATCGATGTAGTTGCCGTTGTACCCCAACTCTAAGAAGTTGTGAAGGTATACCTCAACCTGCCACGCATAGTAATCGTTAGCAGGTTGAGCTGATAATAGTCTTAGCATATAATTGAATTTCCAGTCCAATCGTTTCCATCCCACTCGTAGGCTACTGACCCAGTAGTCAGCATATACCAAGCTGCTGGAACAAGTACGTATATAGAACCAGTCCACTCGTACAACTTGTTACCTATCGTACCTAACGGCCCGTCTGCATAACGCTGTACAATAATACCACTACATACATTCTCTTCTGTATCTTTCCTTACAAATACAGCAGTAAGTGGAGGAAGTGATGTTGTTGTAGTGGTTGATGTCGATGTTGTTGACGTACTTGTAGTCGTAGTAGTTGACGTAGTTGTTGTAGTTGTAGTTACTCCTGTACAGTCCTCGCACTTCTCATACGTGAATAGTATATTAGCTATTGATGTTGTTGGTGCTATATTTAATTTTAATTCATAGCATAGCCCATTATCACATTTAACTACTGTGTAGTTAGCTAGAATACTGAAAGACTGCTGAGATATTACTACCTGTGGCCCAGACAAGTCAGAACATAGCGCAGCTAAGTAATAATACGTAGGTATAGTAGTAGTTGTTGTCGTTGTAGTCACTCCTGCACATGCTATAACATTCAATACCTGTCCTGTTGACGCAATCTGTATAGAATAATCTGCACCATCGTAGAAATAGTACCAGCTTGATCCACCATTAAAAGGTGAAGCTCCTAACGAGTCAGAGTAAACAAAGTTTCCTGCAACTGGGTATGCACCTCCTCCGTTATGGTACAATGTTAAGTTTACTGGACTTGCGTTAGAGCAAGCATTAAAGCTGCTTGTATACGCAGTGTTTAGTATCATAAACGATGTGAACACAGGAGCAGTTGTTGTTGTCGTTGTAGTCGTTGTAGTTGTAATTCCTAGACAAGATGTACAGTCTACGAATGGTCCTTCTGTATGATCTATTACAATATAAGGATACGAAGCTGTAGTTGTGTTAATTAATTCCCAGCAGTTACCATCCATAGTCTTAACGATATCTCCAACTATAAACCCACTAGTTGTTGTATCAACTAATATACCTGTAACTGATCCATCAGGACAAAGAGTAGCTTCGAACCAATCTCCAGTAGGAAGAGTAGTAGTTGTAGTCGTTGTAGTAGTAGATGTAGTTGTAGTAGTAACAGTAGGACATTCGTTCTTGTCGCACACGTTACCAGTCTCACATACCTTAATAGAGTATGTTGAGTGGTCTATCTTGTACCATACACCTCCACCCATGAACTTCTCTTGGGCCTTGTAGTCGATGTAAATTGTGTCGTTTACTGTAGGTATCCTTCCGTTACCGTTATGGTACAATAACGTATACACTGGGTCTACAGCGCAAGCTGCGTCACCAGTGTCACCTATGTTCTCAACGTCAATAGCGAAAGGTGTTAGTCTTATGCCTGTGTCTACATTGATGGATAAAGGCTTCTTAAAACTACCTCCTACACAATTATTTGCATATAAAGTTATATCATACTTACATGCCTCACTAGGTACTCCTGATAGTATACCTGAACTTACATTAAATGAAAGACCTTCAGGAAGTGAGTAAGATTGACATGCGTCAAGCTCTGTAAATGTACCATCACCACCTACTAAAGACATAGTTCCACCTTCTCCACAAACTGTAGTGTTTCCATTTATGTTTAACGTCACATTCACAGTGTTTCCATCACAGTCTGTATACTGGAATAATGAACCTCTAGTGCCTCCAGTTAATTCAAAAGTTACACAGTTAGAAATAATAAGCCATGACGTAGGATTATTTGTTGCTGCAAATGATATGTTTACTGCGTTACCCTGAGTTATGTATATATCGTCTTGGAAGATAAAAGGAACAGCGTACTCTAAGCAGTCACATCCACCAGATGAAGTGACAACTCCTTCAGTACTAACACCTACATAAACACCACCTGATGGAGGTGGTACAACAAGAGAAGTAGTGCTCATTAAGTGAAGTGCATTACCACCATTATAAACAGTTGATCCTATCGAATCAGTATATATTGTATTATTGTTATCTGGAAGAGCATTAATACCATCGTGCCAGTACTGAGTAGCAGGCACTTGAGTACATACGTTAGCTACTGTCCCATCTGTAGGATCTAAGTAAAAAGACGTAAGTGCAGGATCTATCTTAGTAAGTGTCCACGAAGAAGACACCAAAGGAGAGTAAGCGTAAACGTAACCTTTATTTATAACCGAAGAGAACTTACTGAAGTCCATGCTTCCTGCTCCATTATCAACTAGCCCATCGTATGGAAAAACAAGCTTAATATCCTCTGGGTCCACACCTGCTGCTATAAGTGCGTTGTAGTTTGCAGATGAGTTAAGACCTATGTACCCCGTGTCTGCAACTACAGCATTATTGTAAACCAATATAAATCTAGTTGGAGCACCAGTAATATTATACTGAACAGATGCACGGCCAATGTCAAGTCCAAAATCAGACTCTATATACCTAGTGGTTTGATCTCCTATATAAGATACTACGCCTCCAGTCATAGTGTCTGTATAGTCCCATATAAGGTATAAGTTTTGGAAGTTGTTTGGGTTGCTAAACACAAACGTTCCCTCATACCTGCCTCCAACTAGAGTTACAGGTATTTGTGTAGCTAACGAAATAATAATATCTCTGTCCTTATCTGTGTAGTTCTCATCAGTAACTAGGTAGTAAACCTTATTATTTAACGTTGGCTGTAGGTCTTGAATATCTGTACTAGTTCCAATAAATCCAGTCTTAACAGTTACTGTAGACCCATTATATGGCATGTAGTCTATGCCTCCAATGCCAGTGATTACATCGAAAAGAGCTACCTGATTCTGATTAAGTCCTACATTATCGAACTGAAAATTTGAACTACCTGTATAACTAAATCCTTGATCTGTTCTCATCATTTATTAAATTTACCTGGTACAGGTCTTATAGGGTTATGTATTACAACACTTATTACGCTTCCATTCTCACCAACACCCTGCGTAAGAATAAACTCAAGAGTTTTATTACCACAGTATGTAACCACAAATTTAATACTTCTATTTGAACCTGTATTATTCACAGCTATAATTCCTGTAATAGGTGTTGTTCCAAATCCAAATGTCTGATAGTTAGATACCCAGTTTGTTCCTGAACCCATGTTAACTACAGATATAGTCCAAGAAACGTCTCCAATGATTGTGAAAAGAGAGTTAGCAAAATTAGATGTATTTGAAGCTATACTGTTTGAATACCTATTAAGCCTTACGTTACAGTTTAGTATGCTTGTATCATTGTTAGCTAAAACATATGCTTGGTTATGAGGATCATAACATCCTAACTTCTGTGTGTTAGGGTAGTCACGCATAAGCTCTATAAAGTAGTCCTGCATACCAGTGTTGGATATCTCATCCATCTGATTGCCATAAAGACCCATAATGACACCTCTCCTTGCATCTGTGAAGTATATATCTGTACCCCACACTGCAAATGATTCAGGGTTTAAGCTGATACCATACTCACCAGGGAATGCTATCTGTGTACCTAATACCTCTGGTACAGATACTACTGAACCTCCACCAACTGAGTCAGATAGCAAGTTCTTTCCGTAAAGAACTGAACTTACTTTATTCTCTTGGAATACTAACAAGTCAGTATCTCTTGCATGAAGCTTCTGAATAGATCCAAACTCACTATCTAGGTATTTGAAATTTGCTTTAGATAAGTTAAACTCATTAAGTGCGTTAAAGTCAGTATTCTCACCGTACACACCACTATATGATATAGCGTTTCTACTTACCTTCTGCTGATATTCATCAATAATAGTCGTAACCCTTGGGCTGTACTGTAAAGTAGCAGCAGCGTAGTCATCACGTATCCTAAATGTTTCTAATGCATTTCCGTAGCTCCATGCGTTAAAGTCAGAGTTTACTGTACTGTTAGGATTATTTATCTTAATAATAGCACCACTATTTGCTCCTGTTTGGTCTTGTTCAATAATATCATAAGCTACTGATCCAGGACTTAATGGTCCTGCTACAAAACCTAAGTCGATAACAATGTTATACGGATTTGGAACCTCTAATATTTCATACATACCTGAGAACCAACCACCGCTAACGTATACAGTTTCACCTGCAACATAGTCATGCATCTCGTCAGTAGCTGTTGGAGCTAATGATGGGTTTACTTGACCTAAATTAGTTCTACCTGTATTTGGCCCAACTGATACATAAGTTGAGTCTTTATATTTCCAACGAACTCTATGCTTATTTTTATCTATTTTAAATGTCCTTGATAACTCATGGAATACATCTATATCTACATCTTTAGGTGTTGTTTCAGCTATGATTTGGTTACTTATTCTTCTGATAGTTAAATCACCACTAAGTACATTATATTCAGGAGGGCTTGTATCATTATGACCATAACCCATTATAACCATGAACATAGGTTTTGTCAATTGATCATTAAATTGAAAATCTTGTGTTATTTGACTAAAATATAATGGACTTATTCCACTTGATACTGAATCTGGACCATTGCCTCTTCTAAATGATATTGCCTTTGCATCTTGTTCTACTCCATTTCTATCTACAGCTTGAAAATTTTGCCATTCGCCACTTTCAATAAACCACTCTTCTATATTCTCATATGTAGCTGGACTTGGTGGAAATACTTGCTCTGTTGTATATGCTTGATCATTATACAAGTCTTGTATTATTTGTATAGAAACAATATCTCCTTCGTTTATTCTTTGTAATGAAGGATTTGTTTCACCTAGAACTAAATAACCACCAACATTATTATTCCATAGTACATTAGTTCCAGTTCCTGTATTATTTATTATTCCTTTTCCTCCAAAATAGTTTTCTATAAAAAATCCTTGACTAGATCTTACATTTATTTTCCATACATCTCCAACAGTAGGAATATAATTCCATTTTATCTGACATAAAGGAATACCTAAATTATATAGTATTTGGTTTGAAAGGGTTATATTCAATACTGTTCCTCCAGCACCTGTTAAATCTACACCATATCTAAATTGATTATTACCTAAAGCCTCTATAGTAATTCTATAATCCTTATCAACTACACCTGTTGTAGGAGGTAAATTATTATTAGTTACAGATAATGCTCCTGCTGATCCATTACCATAATGAATAGGGTTTTCTACATATTCATAACGATTAACTACTGGAAATGGATAATTTCCACCTATTGGAGCTGATCCTAAAACATTTAAGCTTGCATTATCTGTACCAATTGAAGAAAAATACGCTGTAGTTATACCAGTAAGTAAATTAAGTTCATTTGGTGAATCTACTTTTATTTTAATGTAAAGACCAGCAAATGCACCTGATATAAAGTTAGACGCTTGATCTTTTATCTCAAGTATTTTATATTTTTTATTAAAAAATGTTGGTCCAGATGGAGTTGATTTAAAAATCAAATAATCCCCAGTACTTACTTTTTCTCTATCTGATTCATTAATTAAAAAATACCTATAACTACTGCTTATACGAGCATCAATAGGAAATATATTATAGTACTGATCCCTAGACTGTTTAATTATAACTCTATAGTTTGTAGCCCATGACGGAGGATTGTTTCGTATTCTTAAAGTTAAACTATTCCCTTTGTCTGATTGAGTTGGTGGTATATATGTAGTATTACCTTGAGATGTAAGAGCAGTCGTAGATCTACCGTACTTATCTAAATAAATAAGACCTAACTCATAATCTCTATCTGATCTAAATGTCTGTGTTGGTACATTTCCTGACCCATTAATAGAAACATATCTAACCTCTAAACTTACAGGAAAATCTATATCGTAGAACTGTGTATAGTTACCGTACATAATACGGTTACCAACATAGTCCTGTGATTTAGCTAGTAAAGGAACATTATCAAAAAGTCTTGTAACTTGTCCTTCTGGAAGAAGTGTATAAGTCTTATTATTGTTAAATATAAAACTATAAAATACATTATTAGATAAAGCAAGTTCTTGTTTATCTATTGTCTCAACAATGTAGCAGTTTATATTTCTTGCGTCACGCATTATGACCTGAATCTCTTTAACAAACTGATTACCAGTAAAAACAGTTATTCCAGCTTGATTAAATCTATTCACCATAGATTTATTGTTACCAGCTCTAAAATCTAACTGATAATCTTTAGGTCTGAACGCAACTGCTGAGAAAGGTGATAACGCACTATACTGATCGTCAACGTACTTGTACCTATAAGAGAAGTATAAGAACTTCTCCTCCATGTTATTAGACTGAGTACTTGTATTATCAGATAGCGATATTTTCGGTGCGTTTAATGGCGGAGCCAGTATAACGTTGATGTCGTCATCAATACGTGGGTCATCTATAGAGTACCCAGAAGTACCAAGTGAGTTACTCTTTACACGAGCGATATTAATACGTCTAGGTGGGTTAAGATTATCAGTCCAGTAAAGGAATCCATCGATAAAGTTAACACCTGTTATAAGAAATTCCTTATTGAAGTTAAGCTTACTTTTAGTTGATGGCGTAAGCTTGTTAGACTGCAATACACGTACAGTTGTACCTATTGTCGTGTCGTACTCATATATCCCATCAAACTTATCTGAAGTAACGAACCAGTAAATAAATCCATCTCTCTCGTTAGCTACAGCACCAATTGTCTTAGCGTCAGCAGCTAAAGGATAAGGAAATCCAGCAACGTTCCAGACATTAGAAACTAAAAGGTTACCCTTCTTGTTCTTTACAGCACCGATATTACCACCGTCAGCAGTGTCTATATCAACGTTAAGTGCATCACGGTACACACCATCAGGTACAAGCCTCTCATCGAGGTCTTTGTTCATTATACCTGCTAGAAAACTATTCTTTAATTCTGGCATTTTTACTTAAGTTGTTGTGCTCTACCTCTCATTGTCATAATGAGTCTAGATGGGTGAAGGTTGCTTAGGCGAAGTTTAGCGTTCCTAAACTCAGCCTGCTTTTCATCACGAGCCATCTTACGCTCATACATAGGGATGCCATACTTAGCGTTAAGTAGACACCACTTTATATATCTGTAAACGAATTCCTCTGCAAACTTATGTACGTTAACTTCTGCGTCGTTACCGTTCGCCATACCGTCAGATATGTACTCAAGAACAATACGATGTCCTGAGACACCTGAAGAGAAGTCGATAACTCCGTTATTCACTCTGAAAGATGGGCCTGCATGTAATCTAGATGGATCAACCAGCCACTTAGCGCCTACCTCGTAACCGAAGTACCATGATCCATCAACACACCACCCATAGCATCCGTTGTACATGCCTGGACCATCGTACAACTTAGCTTCAAGTCTATCAATATCAAGCTGTGAGTCACCTATAAGTATCTCTCCGTTCTGATCGAAAAGTATATTATAGTTGTTGTCCTGAAGGTAACCCTTCGCAGTGTTAACCTGCTTGTTCTCATACAGCGGACGTAGTACGCCATTAACAAGTATAGATATACGAACGTAGTTAACGTAGTCTGAAGGAAGGATAAACTTAAGGTTGTCACCTACCTCCATCTCAATACTCTTAATAGACCTAAGAGCATCGAAGTTCAGCTGCTTAATTGCTTGCTTTGCATGAAACAATACCTCGTAACGTTTTACGTTACTAATCAGCTTATCATTTCCGACATACATCAACATAAAGTTGTTGACTATATCAGCAAGTGTAGTGTACTGGTAAGAACCCCAGTTCTGATCCTCTGGGATGTTACCGTTATTTGTGTAGTACTGATATGGTGTTATGTATGCCATCTATTAAATCTTTTGTGCGTTTTGTCCTTCCTCTGCTTTCGCTGCGCTTGTTATCTCAGTCTCACGGATAGATAGACCTGCGTACTGAAGTATCTTGATAACTAAGTCTGTCTCATAGCTAAGAGGCAACTCAAAGTCTTGGTAGTCAAGCTGAGTCGGATCAAATATTGGTGTACCAGAAATGATAGTGTTATAAGTCCACTTAGGGTCTCTTGGATACCTAACATACTGAGCTGTAACAAGACCTGTCTGAGCGATGCTGTCTGGATACACAGTGATAGTTGAGTTTAGAGTAGAAGTCAAAGTTCCTTCTTGTGTATATGCTGGATAAGAAACAGTAGGTGTTGTAAGATTAGAGCTTAGTAGGTTATATATCTTATTGTATGGAACCTTTTCAATCTCTACCGTACCATTGTAAATAACAGTGTTCAGTACATAAGCATCGTCAGGAACGTTATACTTCCCAGTAATACCATTATAAGTTAATATGTCATAATCAGAAAACGTATCAATAGCCTCCTCTATCTGTTTAGGAATATCAGTATATCCACTGTTATGCATGTGAGCGTTCTGCTTGTTAACAGAGTTGCTGTACGTGTAGAACATACCCTCGAAGATCTCAAGTTGTGCCTGCTTCGCAAACAAGTTAAACTCAAATGGGGTTATATATCCACGGTTATCCTTACTGATGATAGATAACACTGTGCTTCTTACGCTGTCAATCATAGTGCAAATATAATAAAAAAGGCACTAATAAATAGTGCCTAGTTTTGTAGAGTGGTTAACTAATGTTATGCTAAAGCAATCTGTGATACAGCAACTGGAGGAGCTACTGTATAAACAGGCTTAGTCCAAGCTGTTGACAAAGCTGCCTCAATTTGATTCTGAACAAAGTCACGGAAATCATCATTAGCAACTGATGCGTGAGTAATAGTCAAAATATCGCCAGCTGAATTTCCTGCTGCATATTGAATAGTAGTTGATGTAGCTGAAGCTTGCTCAACAATAATAACTCCTGTAATAGATACTAATTGAAAAGTACTACCAGAAATAGGGAATTTTAAAAATTTTTCCATTTTGTAAAAAATTAATGGGTTAATAAAGTACAAATATAAGTAAAAAAAGGCAGACGATTTTCGACTACCTTTTTCTTTACCTAAACAACTATGTGAATACTTTATGCTGTGCAAATATATTAATTTTCAGAGAACTCTTTCTCTAAATACTTATAAAATTCAACACCTTCATTAGATTTTAACCAAGTCATAAACACATCTTCTTTTCGTTCACCAAATGGAACTGTAAGAATCTTCTTTTTGTTGTTACTTAAGTTATAGTGGATATCCTTCCCAGCTCTGAACGTGATGTACCCTTCCTTAAATGCTCGTGACGAGAAGTCATTTACACTAATGTCTGGATCATCAACAGCATCCAAGAACTCTTCTGGATAGTTTTTAGCAAATAATAAAATGTCGTGCTTAATCTCAGATGATGCCATCTTATCTGGATCCATACCTAAATGCACACGAGAAATTGCCTTCATTACCTCTAGATCTAAACCTCTTGCAGTGATTAATGCATCAACTTCTAAGTTTAAATCTCTAACTCTATCTTCAGCAATTTTCTGTGGATCAAATTCATAGAATAACGTACCGCCATTAGCTAAATTATCAGGATGTATATCCATAAATTTCTGAAGTAATGGATTATTTTTAGGTATAGTAATTTTACCATCTTCCATTACAATTGGCTCAAGTATGGCAGTTCCATCCTGCTCATCCTCAAATATTGATCGTTGATTTCTTGAATAACGAAGTGCTCGGTTAATTCCTTTCTCCTCGTCAAAGTGAAGCAACTGTCGTCGCTTATTGCTTCTTGATTGAACAAAGAAGCTTACTGGTGTCTTTGCTTGTTTAAGGATATAAACCCTATCCTTAGAGGTTCTCTCTTGTGTTTTCATTGTACTTAATTTAAATTTAAAATAAAAAAAGAGAGGGAGTATCTCATCCCTCTCTTAAGTGTATTAGTCTTTGAACAATACGAAGTTGTTTGCTCCAAGTGTACAAAGTGCACGCTCAGACAAGAAGTTAACTTGCATTGCATCCAAGTCGCTAGTAGCAGCACCACCAGCAGAACCTGTAACCCAAGTTTTCATCTTACGGTTTTCAGCTTCGTTTGCACGGTAACGAACGTGTAAGAATGGTCGCTTCGCGTTTTTACCCATTACTTGGTCATATACTGACATAGTACCAGCAGGGATAAGAACACCGTTTACAGCACCACCAACGATACCTCCACGAAGAGCAGCATCATTTAAGTACTTCCAGTCAGACTTATAAAAGTCATAACCACGACGGAAAGAAGTGAACCCTAAGTTAAGAGCCATATCTTTATCGTTGTCAAATAGACCGTAAGAAGTACCACCAACTCCGTAAGAGTTTTGTGCAGCTAACATATCATCGATATCGAAAGAGAACTCACGGTTAACGAACAATACATTCTCAGCGATAGCACCTTGCTTGTCAAGACGAGCAACGATATCATCGAATTCACCTAATGTACCTGGATTACCTCCTGACCATACATTACCACGATCTTCGATAGCATCGAATAAACCTTGAGTACCAGAGTTAGTACCTAATGCTGATGCAGCAACACCTGAAGATGCTTCAGTTGGAACATGCTCAATCATCATCATTTCAAGGTAGTCCTCAAAACGTAGACGAGTCTCATGCTCAGCTTTAACATACCAAAGGTATCCTGTAGCTCCATTTTCAGTAGTTACTTCAACCCATCCAATTTGAGCCATATCTGATCCAGATACTTCAAACTTATCCTTGATGATAACAGGTTTAACTTCGAAGATATCATCTACTGGGTCAAGTGAACCACTCATTCCAGTTGATCCTTTTTGGAACTCAGAACCGTATACAAATGCAGTAATATCATTATTACCAGAATCTGTAATAGTACCACCAGAAGTAGTATAGTATGCAACAGTAAATGTTAAACCAGATACAGCTGTGATATAAGCCTTATCAGATTGGTTAGCAACATTAGATGATAAAAATACTGTTTGACCAACTCGGAAGTTACATTCAGTAATACCTGCATCAGCAACAGTTAATGTAGCAGTATCGTTACCAGCAACATAAGCAATTGAACATGCAGCATACTTAGTATGCAAACGTCCTTGTTCTGCCCACTTGATCAAGTCAGATGCAGAAGGAATTTCTGCACTTACGTTACGCAAGAAAGAAGCGATTGAACGGTTACCGTAACGCTCGAATTCAGCTTCGTAAGTGTCAGGTAAATACTGATTTAAGAAGTTGAATTGGTTACTTCCTAAATAGTTAGTAGGTAGGGTTGTTTTAACCGAACTCGGTTGTAAGTCAAACCCTGGGGTGTTTAATGAACCAGCCATTTTGTTTTAGTTTTAACGTTTTTTAATCTTTAATCTACCATCGTAGCCCTCCTCTACTACTCTGATCTGTAGACCCTCTTTCGGTGTTGCAGGAGCAGACTTTCGAACCATGTTAATGTTCTTAGACTCCTTCTCAAACTCCGTTACAGCATCAGATTTTCCTTTTTCATAGAAAAACTTAGCCGTCTTATCAGGGTCCATAGCCATTGCAATTGCTTTATGGAATCCTTCAGCGTCTTTGATATATCCACTGTCATCTAAAAACTTACTAATGAAGTTATTTAGGTTTGACTGTCTGGACTTAATCTCCTCAGCTTCTCCTGGCTTGTAGACAACTTTTGTGTTCTCATCTAAATTAAATCCGAAACCTTCGAACTTTGAGAACAACTCCTCTGTCTTTTGCTGGAAGAATTGAGACTTCTTCTGATTCTCCTCCATTAAAGCAGACTCGGACTGCTTATATGCTTTGTAAGACTCGTAAGCATCTTTATCCTCTTGCGGAACAAAGCTTTCTCTTGACTCAAGAGGAACCTTGTACTGTTCCTTAAGACTGTTAAAGTACTCCTTCGCCTTCTTCAGCTCTTGTTTTTTCTGTAGCTTCTTCTGTTTAATTTCTTTGTCGTCATCAAGATCCTCGTCGTACTCGTACATACTCATCTTGTAATCGATGTCTTCATCGTCATCACCGTTCTCACGGTAGAAGTCAGCTAACAGTCGGTCAGGGTTTTCGGAATCTAAATCTCTGTTGATCTTTAGAAAGTCCTCTAGTCCTCGACCTGTTTCTTTTTTATATTTACGGAAGGCAGCAACGTCCTCTTCTAACTCTTCTTGAACAACTCGCTCTTGAAATAAATCATCGATAGAGTTAACTTCCTTTCCGTATTTTGTTCTGATGTGGTTTACAACCACTTCGTCGTCAATATTATATGCAGCTGTGTTCTCTTCTTGGCTAAGATCTATCTGTGGAGTTTCCTCTACTGATGTCTCGCTAGTCTGTTCAGCTACCTCTTTTTCATGCTGCTCTACTAACTGAGTCTCTAACTCAACTAGTGACTTTTCTTCAAAGTCAACAGCTCGTACTTTAAATTCCCCTTCCATTATATTAGATTTTAATTGATTACAAAATTAGTTAATTTTTTAATATAGACTTTTAAGTCTTTTAATGATGCTTGGCATCTTAGGCTTTGGTGCTTTTGGAACCCTAACTTTAGGAACCTTTGGCGACTTCGGTTTTGGTACTTTTATACTTTTCATGATCCTTTAACCCATTTCTTACTTGGTGATGCAGTCTTGCTTGGACTCCACTTAATTTTATCGGCCCAGTACGCTGCTGACATCTTACCCTTAGCTATGTTCTTAGCGTGTCTGCTTTTAAAAGCCTCTCGCTGACCAGTAGTCTGATTAGTCTTTACACCTTGCTGGCCGAAACGTATCGTCTTAACTTGATCCCCTTCTTTAGCCACAACAATATGCGACTTAGTCGGGTGACTAGGAGTTCTTTTTGGCTTGTTGAATCCTTCAACTCCAGCTCGTGCTAATCTTGAGTCTTTCATTTCTTCTTAGCTGTTTTTTTTACTTGCTTGAAATCTTTAGACTGGGTATATAACAATCCTTGTTTTTTATCAGATCTATAATTTTTCATTGCTTCTTTTCTATCTTCTCCTTTTTTCCAAGATCCAGCTGCAAATTTTTCAGCTTTTTTTGCAGATCTAAAACCAAATACTTCATCTCTTTTTTTAGCTTCTTTATAAGAAGCCATTCTATCTTCTGATTGACCTAAATCAGTCCATGAACCATCTTTATTTGGAAATATTGTTGGATTTACAGCGTATTTACTTCTTCCTTTACCTTCTCCACCACCCCATTCCATGACATGTGTAGATTGTGTCCCATTTTGATTTTGTCTTGATGTAGACCTAATTGATTGAGCAGTTTTTTTTCTATTAGATGTAATAACACCATTGTTAGATTTTTTTGTATTTCTTTTTGGAGTCAACATAATGTCTATTTCTTCTTAGCTGTTTGTGCTGACTTCTTAAATGCACTATCTTTAGGAGCACCTTTAGCACCTGGCTTGCGCATAGTCTCACCTGAACCCTGCTCAATACGCTTTCTTTTAGCGTGAATGTTTGCATACAATCCTTTTGCCATAACTTATTTATTATCGTAAAACATTAAGTAAGAGTCTTCTGTACTCCACTTCTCAAATCCTTCACAGTTGAAGTATGTGTCATTCACCAAGTAGTCTGGCTTCTCAGGGAATGGCTTAGTAACAAATGACGGCTCAGACCACTTAACTCTGTTGTTAGGCTGTAGTGCTATCTGACCGTTGTCAAGTAATATAATATGATGTGACTTATGCTCTAGCGGATCTTCAGCTAAAGTAATGTCTGTATTTATGTCGTTAGACCCCCAGTTAATTGTAGCGTAGTAACTACCCTTATACCAGTTCCTGTCTTTCATGTACACATCAACAGGAGTGTCGTACACATAAGAAAGCTGAGTGATTGTGAATCTATAAGAGAAACAGTTCCATATCTGTAGGACGTGGAACGGTAGATCTATTTCAGGTAGTTTAGGCTCAGTCAACAACGCATGACTTGGTAACTTGTCACGCATAACTCCGTTATCTAAAAGTACCTGAAACAATGCTGCCTGCCCAGGCATACATCTAACAGATATCACAACGCCTTCAGTAAACTCTCCGAATCCTTTTTTAAATTGGTACATATACTCGTTCCTAACGAATACTTTTAAAGGAAAAAAGTTATGCTCTATATAAGCCATTACAATTTTTTACGCTTGTCCTTTACTCTTTTTGTAATAGGAATAGAAACTGATAAATTAATATCTGTCTCAGGCTTATATCCAGTCCCTGCACTCTGACTAACATCTAAAGTTACAGGACCTTTGCTTACTGATACACCATAGTTAACATCAAATCCAGACTTTCCAGCAGTACCAGATAAGTAAGGATTTATTTTTGCTTTATTCTTTCTCATAATTATCTAGGTTCAAATGATTCCATATCAAAATCTCCAAGTGAGTCCTCTGTACTCTCAAACTTAACTGGAGGAAGATTATTCTTACGCTGATTAATAAGTTCTGACTGACGTTCTGCCTGTAGATCCACACGCTTGTCCTTAGCCTTTTCTTTCTCCTTCTCACGCTTCATTAATCCATCAGTCTCAATGCCTTTAAGCTGCATGTTATACTCGAACTCAAGAGCCATAAGCTCTTTCTTCTTGTCAACCTCAAACTGCATTCTTTGCATATCTAGCTGCGCTTCGTTCTGCTTAATAGCAATCTTAGACTGAGCCTCAATCTGAGCAGTCTGCTGTTTCTGAGCTGCGGCTGCTTCTTGTGACTGCATGTTGATCTGCATCTGCATCTGCTGCTGCATATCTTCACGCTCCTGCTGTTTCTGAACCTTGCGTCTGCGCTTAACCTTAAGCATCTCGTTAGCAAGCTTCAAGTTCTTAATCATTCGGATATCTATAGCGTCCTCAAGATCAATCTGATCTCTACCTAATGACACCTGGATGTTTGCCTCAAGCTGTTGTTTTTCTTCAGCATCTGGTGCGACATCTATAAATATTCCAAAGGAGTGAAGGTATAGGTTCTTAATATCATCTAGAATAGCAAGGTTATACTTACCAATCTGCATTGCAAACTCATCCTTAAAATCAGCGTACTGTAAAATATCTCCAATACGAAGTGACAAACACTCAGCAAGTCGCTTAGTAATCATCAAGCCTCCTTGAAGGATGTGACGTGTAGCAACGTTACTGTTAAGAGCAGCTAACTTCTGAACACCTAACAATGCGTTAGGGTCAGGAGAAGATCCATCACGAGCCTCATTAAGACCTGTGACATCACGTATCATATTAAGGTTGTAATTGTAGTTATTTATAAGAGCAGCCATCTTACTCTGACCGCTGTTACTGTTAAGTTCTTGGATAGGAACTCGTGCGTTGTTAAACTCACCGTCACCAGTGTAGCTTCTACCAATAACGGATCCTGTCTGGAAGTATAACTTAAGTGCATCCTCTGGGTTGTATGCTGCGCCAGTACCAAGATCTACCTCAGCGATACCATCTGCATCAATAAATACCCCATCAGGAACTACTCGTGCCATTACCTGCTGTAGCTTCAAATGTGTAAGCTGAATCTGATCAGCAAAAGGAATCATTCGCTTAACTAACGACTGAATCTGTCCCTTGTACATACTCGGTGCAAACATTACATAGTTAGGTAACGCCTTCTCTGTAGCTGCATCAGGACGAACCATGTTCTCAAGCATGTTCCACTTGATTACAGTGTTAGTACCTAACACAAGTACCCCCTCGTACCATACCTCCTTAGTAACATCAAGGCGTTCAAACATCTCGCTCTCTGACTCTGGGTTAAACGTCTCATCTCTACGGATTACTCGTTCACCACCATTCTCAAGGTACTTCTTCTTATATACGAATCGTTTCTCTGTCTTGTAGTTAAAATACAACAACGTAACTACTTCATCGTCAAATACATCGTCTTGGAAAGTTCTAATGATTGGGTAGTAGTTGTACCACGCAGATCCTGAATTCTTAATGTCTTTAAGTTCCTCGTCTGTAACTGCTGGGTTAATCTTACGAAGTTCAGTATAGTGAACTTGCTTAACTTCTCCCACATAGTATACGTCAGAAAAATCTGGCTTCTCTGTGTAACTGTAAATAAGTGCAGCAGGATCAACGTACTCAACTGCAACTCCAGATCCAATATTGAATGAGTGCTTAACAGATCCTATACCTATCTCAGTAAGATCTCTGTCTACTTGTGGCTTAACTACGTCACCGTAGTCATTCATCTCCAACAAAGTATTGATCGCAACCTCTTCAGCTATCTCAATAGCTGGCTTATACTTAAGCTGCATGTATAAAGAAAGCTCCTCATCATTCTCAGGAAGCTCGTCCTCTGGTACGTTAAACGCATCAATACCGAACTGATCCTTAGTCTGCTTCAAGAAGTCCTTAGCCAACATATCAGCCTCAACCATCTCTTGGAACAAGTTCTTCTTCTCTGCTGACGAAATATCTTGTGACTCTACCTTTAAGGCATACTCACGGTCAGCCATACCATTTACAACAATGTCAACAAACTTAGGTATAATTGGAACTGGCTTCCAGTCTAAGTTCATATAAGAAAGGTCACCATCAACAGCAAGCAAGTCCTTGTACATCTGTGTTGGCTGCATACCACGAGAGTAAAGTCTCAGTTTATGAAACTCTAAGTACTGATCGTAGTATCTACAGCTACCTGCGTTAACTCGCTTAAACCACTCACCCTCAATTGCCTTACCAACTCTAAGACCGTAGTCTTTAGTTTTTTTCTCTGCATCAGTTGCGTACTGGTTTGGGAATGGAGAGTTACTTATAATTACCGATGGTTTGCTATCCATTATTTTCTTAATTGACTAATGTTGCCACTGTTGTTGTATCTGACAAAATTAATATTTATTTTTGACTTTTCCTCTTTGACTTGAAACATGTTCTTCCTAGTTGCCATAATGGCAAGTCCTGAGCTAATCGAGGCATCATGTTTTGTTCGATTGTTTATGTCAAACCTTGCCCAGTCCTCTAAAGTTTTGGTAAAGTACATGTTACCCATCTCGTCTGGTTCACGGTAAGTTCCTTCCTGATCAAAGCCTACGTACTGTTCAATGTACGTTCCTATAGATGATGCGTGAGCTTGTTTAACGTCTTCAGACGAGTTAGGTATACCACCAAGCTCTAACTCTGTCTTAGAGAGCTTAGAAATGTGTTTGTCTGGTCTGTTCAGTGAGTAGCCCCTGTACCCTCTGTCCTTAATATGGTACAGTAGCCTAGTCTTATTGTTCTCAATAAGTATTGGCATACCGTAGAATATAATAGCCATAAGGACATCCTCGAAGAATATCTCTGCTGTCTGTGTACGTGTAACGTACTCTAATACAAACTGATTAGTTGGGGCGTTAGGCTCCATATGGAACCCAGTAAGTCCGTGTAGAGCACCGTTTGATCCACCACCACCTACAGTTCCTGATATATCGTAAGGGTCACATCCAAATGCACCTAAATGCTCGTTTGCAGGACGCTTCTTTCCGTGTCTATCTGTTATTACTTTGTTTCTTAACTCAGGTGGTGGTAACCACGATACTGTAAATTTACCTCCTGGATCTGGTGTCCATATAACCTCAGAGTCTAGCACTCCATCCTTCCAATGGAAGTTACCCTTAGTTAGTACACGCTCCTTAATAAGTGAGTCGTTGTAGTCTATCTGTTGGTATATCTTAGATAAGTTGTACAGTGATTGCTTAGACTCATCCCTAAACGCATGCGACTCAGTACGTGGGTACTGTCTATAGTATTCATTAAGTGCGTCAGAGTCGTTCTTAAGTGCTGCAACCTCATTGTTCCAGTAAGTAATAACACCATTATCTATCATCTCCCCATCTATACCTAGCACAGGAGTTTTTGGATCTTCGAACACTGGAAATCCATACTTATCTATGTAACCCTCAAAGTTCCACTCCATAGGTATAAATAGACTGTACAGCCCTGACTTAGTCTGTCCGTTGGCTGATCTATGCTTAGGATTAGAATCTGCGTACAACTTTTTAAAGTTGTTACCACCCTTCTCTAGTGCGTTTGATGTAGAACCCATCATACACTTACCAATAACCTTAGATCCTAATCGAAGACATGTCTTTGTTACACGCCAGTTGTTCAATATGTTATCAGGCCGTAGCCATTTTCCAGATTCATCATGTACCAATAGTAAAAGCTTTTCACCATCGTATGAGTTATCTGCTGTATTCTTCCAGTCAATAGTTGTGTCAAGACCTTCAATATCGTCAGTCTTCTCCTCGTTCATACTCTTCTTAGTAATCTTTGAGGCTGGAACCCTAAACGAAAGCTCTGTCTTTGGATTATCCATACCATCCTGAACAGGCTTAAAGAAGAATGGGTAGTTCCTAACTATTGGAACAACCTTATCTGTAAACATCTTCTTGGCATCAGGACCAGTCTTAGAAAGTATACCAAGCCTAGAGTCCTTAGATATTGTACCCAAGTTTGATACCTCCCCTGAACTCATGAACGAGAAACCACTACGACGGTTCTTAAGGTAACACATACCAAAAGAACGTTCGTCAGCCTTGCACGCCTCCCAATATATGTAGAATATTCTGTTTGATTCACGGAAGTCAGGAAGACCGATATCTATCTTAGACCACTGAAGGTACATGTAGTGAGTACCAGTCATGTAAGTTGGCTCACCATCGTTCATGAACCAGTGGCCATACTCACGCCTATCAAACTCATTCTCTATGTAGTCAACCCACTGTGATTTAAATACGTTGTCACGTCTCGACCACTCGAACGAAGACTTTATTTTCTGAAGCTCTTTAGGGTACTCATGTGGCATCCATCTGTTTTCCCCGACCTCCAAATCTTTCGGCGTCCTAGGAAGTGCGATATTGATACCATTAATGTAATATATGTCGCCAATAGTACCATCTTTCGAAATAATAATTAAGTCATAGTCACGATCATATCCGTACTGCCAAGCCTTACTAGCATTCCTAGTCGAACGAGCAGTCTTGTTTACATGATCGTTGTTTAGTTTATAAAGGTCATATTTACTATTTCTTCGCATTGCTTCTTGCCCTTCCCTCTGCAAATCCTCCGCTACCAGATAACACAACTGGCATAGAACCAACAGTCTCTTTTGCACGCTCTGAATCTATACGCTCAAGTATAGATAGCGCATCCTCAAATGCAAGTCTCTTTGCAGCTGCGGCATTCTTCATCTTATCAACTGACAAGTCGTCGTCAATAGAGTAATTTACAATTTGCTGTTCGAGTACTTTAATAAGCTCGTCAACAGACTTCTCTGCTGCACGTAGCACTCTGTCTTTTTTATCTCTTAGATTTTCAAGCATAGACTACTTAATTTCATTCGGTATAACTTAGTCTCATCAATATTAAACTCGTACTCAGACTCTGGCTTAAATGATACAACATCACCTACCTTAATATCCTCACCTTCTGGTATATACTCAATGACACCTTTAAGTTCTGACTCTACGTTTACAGTGGATATAGATCCATCCTCGTTATTATGAAGTATAGGCCTAACAAAGCAGTAAGGACGAGGAGCACTCCATTCTACAGAGAACTCCTTCTTATAAAGATACAGCTGATCTGATTCTATCATAAAGATATCATCTCTGAAGTGATTCCAGCTAGATCTCTCGTTGCCCTTCATGTCGTAGTACAACCTAAAAACATTATGGTGAACCACAACAAGATCTCCATTATATATCTCTCCTTTATAACCGATAGGGGTAGCAACAACTACCCCTATTCGATTTGTGTATCTGTGGTCCTCTTGAGATGAGGACATAATGAAATCCTTTCCATTCAAGTTCTTGGATGCATTATATCGTACACCTTGATGAGGACGCACAATAAAGTAGTGTGGTGACTTCATTAGAAGTTTATATTATACTCAATAGATACTGGAACTGTACTACCAATAGACTTCCATTTAACGGCCTCTCCATCTTTCTCAACCCATATATCGTAAAGCCCTTCATCAGTTCTCATGATGTCAAACACGGTATACTCACCACCCATCACAGGCTTCCCAACCTGAAAGTGCATGGCGTTTAAAAGATCTGTCCCTATGGAAATCTTGCGAATTATCATGATATCTCGCCAGTCTGCATATTAATGCGACCCTCACCGTACTTGTCGTGAATCTCCTTTTGAACTACTGCTAGTTCGTTGTGAGCTACGTCAAGGTTAATAAGTGTAGTCTGCTTGTCTGTCTTAAGACGTTCCTCTGTGATCGTAATATCAGCTAAGTGTTCTCTTAACTGGTAGTAATTTGTTCTAGCTGCAACGAACTTTTCTAGCTCTTCAGCTGTCAATACTTTTTTCTTTCCCATTTGAATTTAATTTAATTTGTCACAAATATAGTAGATTTTTGCGACAGAGTTATATTGCGAATGTAAAAATCTCTACATAAACTCCAGTCAACATACCGTTAGCAAGAGTACCATTACTGTATGTCTTTAAAGATATGCTGTTGTTATTTGTTACAGCGAACTCATATGTAGTATCATAATTTCCTGAAGCACCAACGATGCATCCAGCATTAACAGAACCAAATGATCCTGTTGATGTAAATGTATAAACACCTGTGCTACCGTATGCCCAAGTTCCAGTGATAGTATTTCCGTCAACAATTGTAGCTACAGGAGCCGTTGACGCAGACTGTGTCAAGAATGCACGGTAAACTTTAGAAGATCTTCCAAGGTCAGCAATAGACTGAGCTGTAAAATTCTTAGTGCTACCGTTCGAATCTGTTGATCCTAATATTCTGTCTCCTGGAGAAGGAGTTTGTGTCTGATAATTATTAATTTTTCCCATGTGACAAATTTAGTAAATATTTGTGACAATTATCTTCCCTGACCCTTGTACGCCTTCTTGTAGTTCTTACTACTCTTAAGCTTAGATGTTTTTGTCTTAGAATGAATGCCAGGTCTTTCTACGTGTACCTTAGCAACTCTAGTTGATTCCTGAGATTTAATCTTAGCCATTTTATCTATTTTTAATAGTGAAATTAAGAACAGTAAGAATAAAGAACTCTCTTGAAATATCTAATTCCAAAGTAAATAAGTCAATCTTACCAAGTCTAAACCTAATACAAAATTTATCCCACTGTTTATTTTTTACCTTCCAAGTGTTTCTAATTATCATACTATATCGTTTGATTCAATCAATGTATAAGTAAACTTGTTTCCGTTTGCAGTTCTTGCTCTACGGCATATTGCCATAAACTCTTCAAAGTCTTTAGACTTCTTAAACACTTGGCATCCTTCACTCCAATTTTCTACAAATGTAGAATCTGAACCTGCCTTGTGTATGTTAATTCCAAACAAACCTTCTTGTGTTCTATCCTCAGCATATACCATGTTACGATCAGCATCACGATAAACTTTAACAGGTTTATTTTGTCCTAATGCTTCGTATTTACCTCCGTGTAAACGAATACCATGAGAGTCAATGTATTGACCTTCTACAAGTCTTGCAACTCCTGCTTTATTACCAAACTTCATAACGCCTTTAGTTCCTGGATCAGTAGTCGCTGGCCAACAATGGAAGTGCTCTACACCATCAACAGTGTAAGTTAAAGTTAAATGGTCATCAAATAAGTTAGTTACTTTTTGTCCTGTAGAAGAGTTTCGAACTCCTACAATATTTAGCATTAGGTCTTTACCTTCAAACCACTTATGTCCTTTAGATACTACTGCGGTTTTTACTTGTTCTCCTGTATACTTAGGAGCAGCTTTTGGTTTAGATGGTGTTGCTTGAGCATCAACCTTTATTCCCATCTTAGCTAGTGTAGCAGGACCTACTATCCCATCAGCCTTCAAACCGTTTTTAGTTTGCCATTCTTTAACCGCTTCTTCTGTTTTAGGTCCAAAATTTCCTACTGGTTCTACACCTAATACAATCTGAATTTGCTTAACAACCTCGTTGTTGTCTCCTCTTTTAAGTACCATAATTATCCTAATTCTTCGTTAGTAGTTTCTTCTTCTTCAGTATTTTTTTCTGCTTTCTTTTTTAGGCTTAGTATTCTACCTGCTGTAGTAATACCAAAAGCACCTAAAGTTAAGATCATAAAACCATCAAAGATAAATTCTTTGATAATTAATTCTTTACTAAAAATTCCTGTAACAACATCAACAAGTAACACAGTTACCATAGCAAAAAAAGATATTACTCCTACAAATGCTTGTTCGTTGATATTGTTATCATCCGAAATCAAGTCTCTAAAAAATTTTTTCATTCTAATGTATCTCTTTTAGTTTTACCCCAGAAGTTCTTCTGTTCTTTAATAACTACTGTATCATGAATAACAATAGTGTCATGAATGTAAATTCTTACCTTTTTAATAACCTCAATGGTTTCTGCAACTGGTGTTTGTGCTAGTTCACCTTCTGCTGTTAATACAGTTTTCTCAAGCTGTTTTACATCTGACTCTAGTAGTCCATTCTCTTCTACTAATTTTTCATTATCAAATTGAAGAGTTTGTGCTGTGTCAACAGCATCAACATGCTCTGTACCACTCTTAAGTATTTGA